GTACAGGTGATTATTGATTATGGACCAGATAATGGTTCTACTTCTTCATTATCAGTTGCTGTTTCTGGTAGATCTGGAACTTATCATTATGTACACATATCAGAATTTGCGAAAATGTGTGCGTCTTTTCCAAAGAGAGCTGAGGAAGTTGAAAGGGGAACATTCCCAACAGTTCCATTTGATGGATATATATTTGTTGAGTCAACGGCTGAAGGTATGGCTGGTAGATTCTACGAAATATTCCAACAGAATTGGTTGACTAGAGATGAAATTACACCTCAATTATCACAGGTACAATTCTTACCACATTTTTATAACTGGCAATACGATGATATGGAGATGAAGAAGATTTACGAAAATATTCCTATATCTAAGATGTTGGAATGTGAGATTGATTGGGCTTCTTACCAGATAGAACATAAATTAACAGATAAAGAAATCACTTATTACTATATGAAGTGGTTGCAGTTCGGTGGAAAAAATAGTCCCGATGCAATTAAATCACTAATGCAGGAATATCCTACTACAGAAGAAGAGGCTTTTTTATCAACAGGTCAAACATATTTTCCTACTGCTAAGATTGCTTCACTTTTATTGAAAACTATACCAGGTAAAAAGGGGGAAACTATATACGATTCAAATGGAGAAGTTATTTTTAGTCAAGTGTCTTCTGGTTCTTTGGAAGTATTTAATTTACCAGAACCTGGAGTAAAATATATTATTGGTGGTGATACAGCAGAAGGTTTGGCATCAGGTGATGCACAAGTTTTATATGTTATAAATTGTAAGACTAAAGATTGTGATGCTTTATATAGATCACAAGTTCCACCAGATGAATTAGCAACTGAAGCATACAAGCTTGGTAAATTTTATAACTTTGCTCTGCTAGGAATTGAGGTAAATAAAGATGGATTGTGGGTAAATGATGCTCTAGATAAAATGGGATATGTAAATTTGTATTACAGGAAGCAATTTGATGACATAACAAGGAAGATGACTAAGTTCTTTGGGTGGAAAACTACATCTGCAACTAGACCTTTTTCACTTGCTGCACTAAAATCTATATTTTTTAATAAAGATTCTGGATTTCCAGCTGCATTATTAAATGAAATGTTTACTTTTGTAAGGAATGAGAAGGGTAGACCTGAAGCTATGGCTAAAAAACACGATGATTGTTTTGTAAAAGATACTTTAATTCTTACTAATAATGGGAATATACCAATTCAGGATATAAGAGTTGGAGATTTGGTTATGACTAGAAATGGTTATAAACCAGTTGAATTTATTAGAAATAGGAGGAAGAAAGTTATAAATAATATAGGTCTTACTGGTACACCTACTCATAAAATAATAACAGTAGAAGGAAAACGTGTTCTTGACAGTATACGAGATAATGATAAGATACATATATGGAATATAAAAAAACAAAAAATAGAGAAACTATCATATATCGAGGTCAAAAATATCACAGATACCCAGAAGCAAAAACAAGACAACATAGAGTATATTATTGGAAACACGATAAAAATAAAAAAGCACCAATTGCATTGCATAGGCAAATTTGGATTGACAATTTTGGAGAAATTCCAAAAGGTTTTGTTATACATCATAAAAGTCATAACCCATTGGATAATTCAATTGAAAACTTGGAAAAAAAGAGTTTCAGTAAACACGCAAAAGACCATATGTCTACTCCAGAAAGAAAAAAGCTTTCGAGTGAAACAGCAAAAAAACAAGGTACTAGGTTATATGAAGCAGGAGCAGTATGGAGAAAAACAAAAGAAGGAATTGAATTCAACAGAAAAAACGTTGTGGGGTCATTGCAATTTAAAGAACCTAAGGTTTTTATTTGTAGGGTTTGTAAAAAAGAGTTTAAATCTACTATTAGAAATGCTGTATTTTGTTCTGCTAAATGTAGTAATTGGTATTCTAATCACAAAGGAGGTAATTTTGTCTATGGTAAAGAAATTATTTGTCCTATTTGTGGTACTATTTTTATTGCTGATAAAAATCATCGTAAGTATTGTTCTAAAAGGTGTAGAAATAAATATTCTAATGATAAAGCTAGGGCAAAAAAGAAGAGTATATAATTTACAGGTTTTTGATACTCACGAATATTTTGCTAATGGTGTTTTAGTATCAAATTGTGTGATGGCATCTTCAATTGGATATGCGATTTTGCAAGAACAGGGAGAATATATTGAAGGAACTTCAGAAAAAGAAGATTTTTCTGTGATGTCTGCAATGTTTGGTGAAGAAACAGGTGGAATTATTTCACATTAGTATAAAAACTTGACAAAAAGTGAAAAAAAAGTGTAATAACTTGACAAAAAGTGAAAAAAAAGTGTAAAAACTAGACAAAAACTTGTAAATTTGTTGTCAAGAGAATATAATTAAAACATATTAATAATATATTTATTATATGGATAAAAAAGACACAAAAAGCGAGAAAGATACTATATCTTTTGTAGCAGATAAGAAAAAAGAGATGCAAAAATCTCAATATAGAACGAAATTTGACGCTCTTGCAAAAGAAATACAAACTAATTTACTAGATACTACTGTTGGATATGGAAAAAAATTGTACGAATCCTCTGGTTGGGGGTCAATGGTGATGTATAACAAAATGGCTAGTGGTGCATATGATATTTCAGTATATCCACAGAAATCTACAGGACTAGATCAGAACAAATCTGGAGTTCCAGTTGCTCAAGAGCCTATAGCTTTTTCAAAAATTATGATTGCTACACAGGTTCTAGCAGGAAAACTTCCAGATGCTCAAACAATTGCAGATGATAAAGTATATGCAAGAGCAATGTACGAATTATGGAAAAGAAATTGGTCAATGACTGGTGCAAATGGAGAGAATACTCTAATGCTTACTTATCAAAATTTGTTTACATATGGTTGGGCTGCTTGGAGAGTTTATCCAAGAAGAGTTCAAGTTAAAAGAAATGGAGTAGATAAGATTTTATTTGACGATATATATAGAGAACCTCTTGAATGTACAAGAACTTGGCTTGGTATAGGGTTCAATAATGGTGATGTTTGGTCACAAACTGAAGTATATTATGAAAAGGATATGCCAAAAGAGGAATTTTTTAATATGTATCCAGACGCTAAGAAAAATAAAAAGAAATTACAATACATATCAGCTTCAAAAGAAGCAACTGATGAGAATATAGAAAAAGGAAATACAAGCGTTACTATAGGATATTATGAAAATGTTCTAACAAATAGATATATTGTTGTTTGTGGTAAGATGAAAATTTTTGATGGGGAACTTCCAAATGATGGTTCTCACGGTTCAGTTGTAGTTACACGTTGTTTTCAGAAAAATTTGAATGACCCTTACGGTGTTGGGTTGTATGAAATGATGAGGGGAAATACTGCTATTTATACTTATATAAATTCATTGAACGCTCAACAAGTAGAAGCGGAAATATTTCCGTTGCTTTTTGGTACTCAAGTTCAAAACGGTTCTGCTACATATAAGAGAGGTCCTAATATTGTTAACCCAAAACATCCTGGAAGTGATATAGATGTTGTAAAAACTTCTGGAAATGTTCAACAAGGTATGATGTTTGCAGATAAACAAAAAGAAAATATTGAAAGCAATACTGGAATTAATAATATAGTAGCTGGTTCTGGTGGAGAAAGTACTCTTGGTTCTACAGTTATAATGAAAGAAGCTGCTTACAATAGATTAGTAGCTCCTAGAAATTCTATGGTTACAGGTCTTGAATTAGATGCACATATTGCAAACACTTGGATGGTACAAATCTATTCTGTGGATAAGATATTTATGATTGATTCAGATGACCAATTGGCAGAATTTACTAAACAAAATCCAGATTACTTTGTAGAATCTCAAGATGTGTTAGATGATAATGGCATACCAGTTGGTAAAGTTGCTGCAGCTTCTCAAAATCTTAGATTGAACTTTGATTTTGATCAAGAAGGTAATGTAATGGATAATGTTGCGACTCGTCAGATTTCATCTAAGGGATTATTTGACGAATTGAAGAATGCTGGACATATATCAGATTATATAGATTTTATTATAGATCCAGATTCAATGTTAATGCCTTCAATGGAAATACAAAAGCAAACATTTATGGCTTTGTTTCCAGTGATTACTAATCAAATTACATTGATTTACTCAATGAGAAATGAAGACCCAGATGCAGCTTGCTCTCAATTGATGGCTTTAGAAAAATTGTTAGATATTCAAGGTGGTGATATATATGATTATATTTCAAAAGAAGATTATGATGCAATTATTGCTAGGCAACCTTCAGATATTCAAAAACAAATGCAACAACAGAAAATGGAAGAAGATGCAAGAAATACAGCAATGCAGAATAAAGCTGGTGGAGGAACATCAGGCGGAGGAATGTCATCAGGACAAGCTATGTCTTCTGATGGTATGAATCCATTACAACCTCAAGATTCAGGCGAGATGCCAAGTCCGCAAACACCTATGAGCAGTTCTATAGATGCGAGCGTTGGTCGTGCAGCATCTGGAGATAGTGGATTTTTTCCTAATTAATAATATAAACATATGGAAGAAGAAAGTTTAATCCAAAAAAAAATCGCCCTTGCTGGTAGTGAGCATTCACCTATAATTATAGAGTTAATGAAAGATTGTATAGAGCAAGGACCTTTAGTCGGAAAGACAGAATTTGAAACTTTAGTAAATGCTATAACTTTGGAGGTCCAAGGTAATATGCTAGTAAATATGACTAATAGGATAGAAGCAATTAGGAAAGGTAAGATATACGAAATAAAAAAATAATATGCCAAAAGCAAAAGAGATAATCAAGGATAATTATAAAGTTCAAGTAAATTATTCTAAAGAATCTATTAAAAATAAATTATTAAAGTTTATTCCTAAAAAAGGAGACCCATTTGAGATAAGTGCAGAAGAATTAAGTTCAATGCTAATCGGTGGAGTTAATCGAAATACATTAGAAGCTACTTTTGTTGAAACTGACAGAGTAGATGTTGTAGAAGTTGGTAGGCAATTAGAATGTGTATTAGATAAAAATATGAAGAAGGGTGAGAAAATTCGTTTGAATTATGCACACCCATATCCACTTAGCTTCGCTTTAATAGAGCAAGTATATGGTATAGCTAAAATAAAAATGGATGTACCAAGGTTAACTTTAACTAAAGAATATATAGAGGAAACAAAGAAAAAGTTAAAGCCAGAACAAGAAGAGTTTATAGGGAAGTTTTATAAATCTTTCAAAAACGTCGATTTAAATAAGAAGTAATTAATTTTAACCATCGTCACCTCCCACGATACGGGTGGATAAAAATATGGATAATAAAAACATAGAACCAAAAATAGAGGAACAAAAAGTAGCATCTACTAAAGTAGAAGAACCAAAAATAATAAAAGAAGAAATACCTATAATGAATGTTTTTGGAAGAAAAATGGAAGTCAACAAATATTTCTATAAAGGTATAGTTCCATCTGGATTTAAAGGAACTTGTGGAAATCCAGTAGATAGAGATGATTTAATAGATATATTTCATAAAGTATTTGACCCTAAAGATAATATATTATTTTATAGGCAATCAGATAAGGAAGTTTATATAGTAATAATACCTATAAAATTATCTAATCTTATTGGAGAATCTAATGATTCTATTGAAGGAGATTTTCAAAAACACGCAATTTCATTTTTGTCTGAAGGGTCTGTAAACATTGACACTATGAGACAAAAATTAGAAAGAATTAAAAAATTTGTTAATTATTCTAATAGATAAATTTGCACTATAGACATAGACATTATATAATTAAATTAACCATCGGTACTGTCCACGATACGGGCGGATAAAAATATGGATAATATAAAAGAAGAAAAAAATATAGAGACAGAGGAGGTAATTGAAAAAACAGAGGGAATTACTCCTGAAGTTGAAGTAGATGAGGAAGCTGAGTTTGATAAAAGCTTAGAAGAATCAATCAAGTCTGTTAAAGCTGGAAATGAGCAAAGTCCTGTTGAAGAGGACGGAGCCAAGTCTGAAGAATCAAAGGAAGAGATTCCAGAGATTCCAAAGACGGAGGACGCCAGCACCCCTCCACTTGAAACTGAGAAAGGAGAAGGATACGAATTTCGTATTCCGAATAAAGGTAAATTCGAATCTGACGAGTCATATGAAAAGCGAATTGAGCTATTAGACTTAGTCAAGAAGAGAAAATTATCTAAGACTCCTGAACAGCAACAAGAAATATCAGCTGAAATTAAGACGACTAAGAATCAACTTAAAACTCTTAATGGAACTGATAGGTTTATAAATCCATTGAATGAAAAAACAGCGGATAAAGTAAACCCACCGATAGAAACCGAAGAAGATGAGGTTTTGAAGGCTGACAAAGAACGTTTAAAACAGCTAGGTGGAGCTACAACGGAGGATATCAAAGAGATAATTCAACAAGAGCGATTAGCTGCAGATGTAAGAAGCACTTTGAATACATTTGTTGGAAAATATAAGGACCTCGAGGATGAGGACACCAGAGAAGTATTTTTCGACTTCGTAGATGCCAACTATAAATGGCAAGGCAAAGGTGGTAAAGATTTGACAACAGTGTTAGAACTAGCTAGAGATAGTATGTTCAAACCGTCAGAATCTATCCAAGATAGAGTATTGAAAGGTGCAAACGTTCAGGAGAAAGTCAATGCTATGCAATTCCCAGGGGGAACAATAGCAAAAACAGATTTTTCACCAGAGACCCGTAAGGACTTAGATGAACTTATCGGAACTGGGATGTCAGAAGAAAAAGCCTTGGAGTTACTATCGGATTAATTAATCCTTTTAAAAACTTTATATGGCAACTATAAAACAAGCTACTATAAAGAACACAAGAGAACTTCTTTCAGCAAATAAAGAAGCAGCAACTGTGACAACTTTAGGAAGCATTATGGCAATGACAGGAGGTTATGCTGTAGATGCTGACTCTGGAACAGTTGTAGCTGATTTACTTGGTGTTTGCAATGAAACAATTGCAGCAGCAGAAGAATTAACTAGAGTTCTTTATATTAAACCTTCAGATGAAGATACATTTATCTTCCCAACAAGCAACGCTACTGACGCTACTCACAATGGACAAGCTATGGTCCTTGCTAGTGCAACAGAAGTAAATAATACTGGTACTACAAGTGGTACTGGTATCGTACAGCAAGTCGAACCGTACGGAGATTCTAGCGATAAACTTATTATCGGTAGATTTTTGACTTTATAATCAATTTAATATAATTATATGACAGGAACAATAAATGATTATGCAGTCATAGTAAACAACG